AGTAGCAATATTTATCTTCAAGAAGAAATTATTTATAAAAAAGTTAAGAACTAAATTTTTCATAATTAAAAACGAGTGTTATAATAAAATAAAAAATGTCAATACAGGCCAAGGTGGACGAACTTAATTCAATCAAAAAAGAGTTAGATTATGTTAGAAAAAAGACTGAACCATTGCGTAAACGGGTAAAGGAATTAGAGAAAGAAATATGCGAATATTTAAACACCAAAGAACAAAACGGACTAAAATATAAGAATATAGCTATCATTAAAGAACAAAAAACCGTTAGAACTAGAAAAACCAAAGAGGACAAATTACGAGAATCCATAAACCTTCTACGAAAACACGGGGTAAATAACCCAGAAAGACTTCTAACCGAACTTACAGAAGCACAAAAAGGTAATCCCCAAGAAAAAGAAAAATTAACTATTAAAAAACTGTAATTCCAAACAAAATGAATATAAATTACGACTTTTATAACAATAATGTTATATAAGACAAAGGTAAAGACAAGAACAAAGACAAGAATAAGCAAGTTAATGACTACGACCGACAAGTTCCAAAAGTATCCAGATTACTACACAAATCTGGAAGAATGTAAAAAGGCGTCCAAGGAAAGCTACAGATATCTGCCGACTAATCCAAGGTATAAGGAATTTAACCAAATTCATTTTACAGCAGGAGACGAAGACCAATTTCAGGAGTTCAGGTATAAAAAAACAAATAAAAAAACAGAATACAAAGAAATTAACCTAACAAATCGGACTTTTTGTCAAGGAACTGTTTGGCATAAATACAAAAATCTAAACGCTTTAGCAGTGGATAATACGTTTAATTATATTTTTAACAAGTTTAAGAAAGGGATTTTTGTAAAAATACAAAATAACGAACTCAAAGTGTTTCTTCCTTTTAGTAAACGTAATTTTACAAATGAATGGGGTCATTTAGTTGCTGTTGACCCTAAAATGGGGACACTGGAAAGGTTTTCTAAACACATCAATGAATTGAACGGAAAAGGACATTTTAAACAAAGTGTAAATAAGTTTTCAAACAATTGGTATGCTAACAACGCGCTTGTTAGATTTGAGTATCCTATAAACGAAGGAGACACGAACGTAACAAATATGCGAGATATGCTTTTAACCCTTTGTAAAGAAAAAGAACTACCTGACATTGAGTTTTTTCTGAACAGACGCGATTTTCCTATCATCACCAAGGACGACACCGAAGCGTATAATGAAATATTTGGAGACAACGTTAAACTTGTTTCTCATAAATACGACAAATATTCCCCTATTCTTTCAATGGCAACTACTTCTAAAAACGCTGATATTGCTATTCCAACTGGAGACGATTGGTCTAGAATTTCAAGTCATGAAGGGAAGTTTTTTATTGACGACTGTAAACTGTATCCAAAACCCGAAGATTTTAAAACGAAGTGGAACGACAAGAAACCTACAGGGGTTTTTAGAGGGGCCAGCACAGGGGTAGGAGTAACGATTGAAACCAATCCAAGAATTAAATTGGCGTATCTATCGGCACAGAATAAGAAAGATTTATCTGGACAGTTTAAAGATATTCCTTATTTAGATGCTGGAATATCTAAATGGCAAGCAAGAGCCAGAAAATTAAAAAACAGTCGGTATCTTCAGACTATAAATGTCAATGAGATGGAAAAAAAAGGTATTAAAACTTCTTCGTTTCTTGATTATTTTCAACAATCTGAGTATAAATATCTAATTCACGTTGATGGGCATGTATCAGCGTTTAGATTGTCTGTTGAATTAAGTATGGGTTGTTGTTTGTTAATTGTAGATTCCAAATACAGTTTGTGGTTTAAGCATCTGCTTGTTCCATACGAACACTACATTCCTATAAAAGAAGACTTATCCGATTTATTTCAACAAATAAAATGGTGTAGAGATAACGATACAAAATGTGAAACCATCTCAAAAAACGCTCTTTTATTTTACAATACGTATCTTAAAAAAGAAGGAATACTAAATTATCTTCAATCGTTATTGGTATCGTTAAAAAACGAAATGGGGGTTTACAATTATCACGATAAATCACCTCTTGAACTTTTGATTGAAAGAGAAGAAACGGAATTAAGTTCGTCTCAGGTGTTAAACGGAACAGAAACATTTGAATTAACTGAAGAAACTAAAATAACTAAACTACCTCGTTGTTCTGGGTTATTCAAAGCAACTGAAAAAATACTATCAAGTATAAATAGAAACGCAATCGCATTCGAACAACTGTTTTTAAGCAAGACATCAAAAGTTGAGAAGGGAAGTTTAGGAGCGTTTTCATTTGTAGTAAAATCATCTAACGACCCTCTTAAAATAAACCAACAAATTCACGAAGCGTATTTAGGGAAAAAAGAACTCAATAAACTCTCTTTAGAACTTCCTCATTTTCAATATACTTACGGATTAACCAAAGAAAAATCTGTCTTACTTGAATATATTCACGGAAAACCGTTTTTAGACTGGATAAAAACCGACTTTAGAATGACGGATTATCTCTTAATTCTAATTCAATTAAGTTTTGCTTTAGAAATTGCTCAACGACGATCCGGTTTCGTTCATAACGATTTGGCTCCTTGGAACATTATTATTCAAACGTATGATGAACCAAAAGAAATAGAATACTTAATATCGGTCAATAACGTTGTCAGTATTAAAACAAAGATTGTTCCTGTCATTATAGATTATGGAAAATCTCATATTGTAACGGAATTAGATGGGTCGTTAACCAATTCGTTAGAACACGTAGGATACATAAATATGTTTAAAATAAGCACCATTGAAGATATTATTACAATTCTTTTAACATCGGTCTTGGAAATCCCTTTTTCAGCGTCGTTAGAAAAGGAAAAAGACTTGGAAAAAGACATACTAACTCTTTCTAATTTTCTTTCTAATACTGGTTATAGAAAGAAACCGTTTTTTAAGATGTCTGACATTAAGTTCTTTTTTACAACCAATAGACGCTACGCCGAACGTATTATTGCTAATAAATACGAGTTAGAAGACAGAAGTCCAATTGATTTTGTAGAATACATACTCTCTAATTTTCCTTACACTTTTCCTATAAAAAATAAAAAACATTTATCCGCTTTTGACCAGAGTGTCGGAACGTCTAGTTTTATCTTGTCGTCAAAAGATAGTGAATATTTTTTAAACGATTTTTTAAACAAATCACTTCCTGAAACAAACGATTTAGTGTTTGGGTTGTATATGAAAGACACGTTTAAGAAACAGATAGAATTTTACTATACAATGGGTCAAATGTTAAATGAAAAGTTAAATGAAAATCATACTATACTACACAAACGCTGTTTAGATAAAATTGATGAACGCTATAATATAAAAACAATGACTGTAAATACCGACCATATTAAAAACCTTTTGAGTATCTCTAAAATAGTTAAGTTTAAACCTGAACTGTATACAGAAAACACGTTTCTTCTTCCAGATGATATAGAAAAACTTAAAAAAGAGTATGATATAGAATTGTATACACAACCGCAAACGGACATTATGGAATGCATACAATATAAAAGAATGACTGAAAAGGTGTTTAGTGTGAGTAAGAATAATACATTTTTAACCAAAGAACTATTGGAGTTTTTATCGGTTGATGAATTACCTATCATTACAATGTATGCTCATATAAATACGTTACACAATACATCTAAAAGATTGATGTGTCTGTAAATAAATTTTACTATGGTTGTAAAATTGTTTGTAAAATTGTTTGTAAAATACGATTAAAGTATTTATAAACATAATAAACATAATAAACAACGTATAAACAACGTATAAACAAAACTATGAATAATACTGAAAATTTATATAATCGTATAATCGGTACACCAACACTAGAAGGGATAGACCGAGTTATTGAAATAACCGATTTTGAAACGCTTGAATTTTTATTTAGTATGTTATCGGATGGAGATGGAGACGAACATCATTTAGATATTATTGAAAACCAGATGATAGAAATTGCTACTAACGAAAGTTTAAACGAATCCAAATTCACCAAAAACGAAAACGTCGTTTTAGAAGAAACTCACAAAACGTTTTTAACTAATGAAGAGCATACAAAAGAAATGTGTTCTGTATGTCTTTCTAATTTTAATACAAACGAAAATCTGATACAACTAGATTGTAAGCATTTTAGTCATACAGAATGCTTAAACGAATGGGTTAAATATAAAACCGAATGCCCTGTATGTAGAAGTAATATTAAAACAACCGAAATTAATTCTTGTCATTTTTAGATAAATTTATAGATTTATAAATTTATAAATCTATAAAATCTTTCAACCAAATAAAGTATGAGTATATTTAATAAACTTAAATCTATATGGAATAAAAACGGGTTTGAAGTTATTTTGGTAGGTTGTTTAATTATTATTGCTATTTTAGCCATAACAAAAATTGGAAAAAAAGGAACTTGGTCTAACAGTTTTATTTATGATCCGTATGGAAAGAATACCCGTAAAGAGATTTTAGGATACATTGATAATCTTCCGGGGTATTCTTCAAATTTGTATTCTCCTCATCCTTCGTATAAAAACTACCATCAACAAGATTTTAGTCAAACGTTTAAAAAACCTCAAAGGGATAGTAGTGGGGAACTTGAATGTAGAAGAGTTCTACAAAAACATTTTAGGCGTCGTTTTGATAAATGTAGACCGAATTTTTTAAATAATCCAGTAACAGGGGGTCATTTTAATATGGAACTTGATTGTTATGATGACGACCTTAAAATAGCGGTTGAATATAACGGGGCGCAACACTATAAGTATCTTCCGTTTTTCCATAAAAACAAAGAAGCCTTTTATAATCAGAAATACAGAGATGAATTAAAAACTCGTATGTGTAGAGATAATGGAATTGTTTTAATAGAAGTTCCTTACACTGTAAAAATTGCTGATATTGAACGGTATATTATAAATGAGTTGCGTAAACATTCTATTCATTTATAATCTGATATGCTTTAATTATGCTTTAATTATGTTTTTTTCTTAAAGCCGATGGAAGACTACTTTCATCAAACCGTCTGCTTTCAAGTTCTCTACGACTCTCATCTCTGCGTGAAGGGGGAGCATCCCTACGGCTTTCGTCTCTACGACTTTCATCCCTACGGCTTTCGTCTCTTCTGCTAGAAGGAGGAGCATTTCTTTTACTTTCAGCGTCTCGTCTGTCTTCCCTACGACTTTCAAGTTCCCTACGACTTTCTCGTTCAGCTTCTCTACGACTTTCTCGTTCTAATTTCTCAGCTTCTCTACGACTTTCTAACTCTCTCATAGAACGTTGCTTTTCTCTAATTGATTCAAGTTCTTTGTCAGAAGGACGATTAGAACGACGACTTTCTTCTGGAATAGAACTTTCAGATAACTTTAGTCTTTTGAAATCTTCGATAGAAGAATCTTTGTCGTCTTCATCTTCCTCAGACGAATCATCCGAACTAGATTCTTCTGAACCTTCTTCGGATGAAAAGTGAACTTCATTTGGATCGACCATATCTTCTTCATCAATATCTTCTCCGTCAATAAAATCTTCAATTCTTCCGTAACCTAAGATTTCAAAAGCTTTCTTAATCTTTCTCTTATTCTTGTCTCCAGATTTAAAACCTAGTTCAATTTTTTGGAGAACACCATCAAACTTTCTGTGGAAAAAACAATGGTTCAATTCCAATTTAGTAAGTTGTTTGGCAGTAGTTTCAGAAATAAGATGGTCTAAATCAAGGTCAAAAGTGCTTAATCCGTCATCTACCCGCCATTTAACAGGTTCAATTTGAGATTGTAGATATTGAAGATTTTCCTCGTTTCCGTTGTATAGGATACAGTAATACCAACTCTCGCATTCTTCCCCGCTTGTTTCCATTAAGACAGCATATTTTCTTTCGGAAACATCATCAATCATTTTACTACTCATTTTTGAATTTTGTTTACATTATTTTAAATATCAATAATGTAAACTCTTATTTTATAACTATACGTTACAACTGCTGACGAACATTACGTTGCATTGCTAACTTAACTGATTTTGTAACAACGTCATCTCCTGTAGGAGCGGCGGCATCAGTAATAATGTTAATAGCACCGGAACGCAATGCGGTGGGGTCAGGATTTACGCTGAACCAACCTTTTTGATTGACGTTAGTGCAAACGACATCTCCTCTAATAGGGCATCCAAGAGCGGCCAGACGACTTCTAGTGACTACCCCAATAACTCTATCAGCAATAATAGGATTTGACATAACGTTGTTTGACATATCCGATACGGCATTAATTCCAGTCGTTCCACATGTAGAACTTCCGTTATTGCAACTGGCAGCCGCCTGTTCGAATGTTAAAGGTTTATCAGGAGCATAAGCCAAAGTTGCATAATCAGATGGTTTATTTCTGGCGCAATTCCAATAAGCGGCTTTTAATCCTTCCCCAGAAGTTCTAGCAGGTGGGAGAGTAGGAATTGCAGATCTGGTAAATTCAGTACCATTTACAGGAAGAATAGACACTTGTTTAGGCATAGGGTCAGGGCTTAAATCAATTACGTTTTGCATTCTGGCCACACCAACGTTAACAAATCCTTCTTTAATAAATTCTACGGGGTTTTGATTAAATACGGTGCAAACGGCGAGCGTAATGGCAAATAGTGTCAATAAAAATTTAGAATCAATCATTTTATTTATACAATAGAAAGATAATTAAATAAAAAAATAATTAAATAAAAACTATTATTTCTTATTGTTTAAACAATTTTAAAAATTAAATTTAATTTTTAAAACATCGGTGTATGATTCCAACCAAGTTCTTCAAAACAGACTTTAGTTACTTCATCGTGAAACGCTTTTCTATCTAGCGTTTTAAGGATAGAGAAATCTTCTTTTTTACAAGGATGATGATAAATCATTAAAAATTGATAGAGAATATACTGGGAATTGATTAAATTGGAACGTTCAAAATCAGGTTGATTTCTAAATTTCTTATCATACATTTCTATAAACTTATCAAAATCGTCAAGTAGTTTATCTTCAAGATAGGCTATATCATCTAATTTTTTCCCTGTTATTTGAGAATAAATTAAATTAGCGTTTTCATAATGTTTAGTAAAGTTCAATTCTTTTAGAAACAAAAATACATGTTCTTTGGTAATATTTTTAAATCTAACTTCGATACTTTCCTTTTTATCTCCTAATAAATGGTGTTTTTCAAACTGGTCTTCCAATGAAGATAACACCTTTGGGTCTATTGTACAATTTTGTTTACCTTGATATTGATTAATACAATCTCTAAAATGAACTTTTCGGTCATAAGTGTATTTTGTAGATATATTAATTCGGTTAACATCTTTATAAGAAGAAACGTGTAACAATATTTCTTGCTGTGAACCGCATAATAAACAAATATAAATACTATTATCTATAATGTCAAACGATTTTTTGTTTTCACAAGTATGATTATTACAATGAACTTCTCTGGGTTCTATAGGAAAATCAACTATTATATTTTTATACTTTCCCGCGATATTTACATATTTTTTAATAATTTCATTCTTTTCACTGTTATTTTCATTCTTTTTTCCCATAAAACTCATTTTTAACGGGGTTTGAAGAATTTTTCTGTATCTTTCAAGAAATTCACACGTTTCAACAATATAAAAATTATACGTTCGTTTTGTCTCAATATCCTCTATTTTATTTTTAATACAATCAATAGAGGATTTTAGTTCTTTTTGAAAACGCTGGGATACGTTTTGCGATGATAACGTTATTTCAAGTTCATTCAACTGTGATTTATAAAAAACGAGTTTTTTAATCTCTTCTTCGAAATTGGTTATAATACTGTTATCGATTGTCAAAATATCCAAATTGGTGTCTAAATTATCTACATTTTTATTTACATTTGACATTTTATTATATTGCGACCAGTATTTTCTATTTCGTTTGAATTTTAATTTTTAAGTAGAGAATGAATAAACATTTTTAGAAATTTTTTAAATTTTAAAAGTTAGTTAAAGAAAATTGTTTGACTGTTGAACTAATTTTAAATTAAAAATAAAATCTTTCTTAATATAAAAATGTCTACAACTTCGTCTAACGTAACTTCGGGTTTTATTGATCTTGCCACTTTTGATGAGCTAGAGAAATACATGTATGGTGGTCAGGATGCCACTGCTTATTTCGTTAGAGAAACTAGAAAGGCTACTTGGTTTACTCAGGTGCCCGTTGTTCTTTCTCGCGCTGCTGGAAGTCCCGCTTTCGACACTGAATGGTCTGTTAGCATTTCTCGCGCTGGAGATTATCTTTTGAATACTTGGCTTCGTGTAACTGTTCCTAGCATCACTGCTTCTGGTTCAGCTGGTGCTACCGGTGCTGCCGATCCCAAATGCAGATGGACTCGTAACTTGATGCACAACTTGATTAAGGAAGCTACCATCACCTTCAACGACCTCGTAGCTGCTCGCTTCGACAACTATCACCTTGATTTCTGGGCCGCTTTTACTGTACCTAAAAGCAAGCGTGAAGGTTATGACAATATGATTGGAAATATGGGTCTTGAACTTCCTAAGGCGTCCCACGCGGTTAAAACACTAAACCTTCCTCTTCCTTTCTTTTTCTGCCGTGATTCCGGTGTAGCTCTCCCCACTGCTGCTCTTCCTTACAACGATATGCGTTTGAACTTCTCTTTCCGCAAGTGGGAAGACCTCGTTATTTATCATCCTGCTGGCGCTGTGGACGCACCAGAACCTGCTAAGTCTACTACAGTTACTACGACTGGAATTCTTCCTCTTGCTCATGTATGGGCTAACTACGCCATCGTATCTAACGATGAACGTAAACGCATGGCTTGCGCTCCTCGTGATATCCTCATTGAACAGGTTCAGACTGCTCCTAGATACACATTCCTTCCTAGGTCAAATGACAGTCCTAGTTTCGATATTCGCTTTTCTCATGCTATCAAGGCTCTATTCTTCGCTGTTAGAAACACAAAGTTGAGTTCCGAATGGTCTAACTACACTGACACGCTACTCACCGCTACACGAACTTCTGGTGATGTAGGGTCTACTTTAGTTTCTAAGGGATCAGATCCTATCAAGGAGACCAGTCTTGTATACGAAAACACCAACCGTCTCACTTCCATGGGTGCTGACTACTTCTCTCTTGTCAACCCTTGGTATCACGCTCCTTCTATTCCTACTGACAAGGGATATCACATGTACTCTTACTCTCTTGACTTCTTCAGTCTTGACCCTATGGGATCTACCAACTACGGCAAACTTACTAACGTAAGCATTCAACCTGTTGCTACTCAGGTAGCCGTTACCAATAATAGCACACAGAACGGTTACACCTACGAATTCGTTGTTACTGCTGTCAACAACAACGTTGTCCGTATCTCCGGAGGTGCTTTGGGTTTCCCCGTTCTCTAAATTAAAAGATTGTAAAAAAAACAAAATAATTTAAATTTACATAATTTAAATTATTAAATTAAAAATAAAATCTTTCTTAATATAAAAATGTCTACAACTTCGTCTAACGTAACTTCGGGTTTTATTGATCTTGCCACTTTTGATGAGCTAGAGAAATACATGTATGGTGGTCAGGATGCCACTGCTTATTTCGTTAGAGAAACTAGAAAGGCTACTTGGTTTACTCAGGTGCCCGTTGTTCTTTCTCGCGCTGCTGGAAGTCCCGCTTTCGACACTGAATGGTCTGTTAGCATTTCTCGCGCTGGAGATTATCTTTTGAATACTTGGCTTCGTGTAACTGTTCCTAGCATCACTGCTGTAACAGGAGTTATTCCAACCGCCAAATGCAGATGGACTCGTAACTTGATGCACAACTTGATTAAGGAAGCTACTATCACCTTCAACGACCTCGTAGCTGCTCGTTTTGACAACTACCACCTTGATTTCTGGGCTGCTTTCACTGTACCTGCTAGCAAGCGTGAAGGTTATGATAATATGATTGGAAATATGAGTCTTGAGCTTCCTAAACAAGTTCATGATGCTAAAACACTAAACCTTCCTCTTCCTTTCTTTTTCTGCCGTGATTCCGGTGTAGCTCTCCCCACTGCCGCTCTTCCTTACAACGATATGCGTTTGAACTTCTCTTTCCGCAAGTGGGACGACCTCGTTATGGTTCAGACAGGCGATACGGGTGTTGCCACCCAAGCATCTTCTGCTACTGTTACAGTTGGCAATAACGGAAATCTTCCTCTTGCTCATGTATGGGCTAACTACGCCATTGTATCTAACGATGAACGTAAACGCATGGCTTGCGCTCCTCGTGATATCCTCATTGAACAGGTTCAGACTGCTCCTAGATACACATTCGTTCCTTCTGCCAGACCTAGTTTTGATATTCGCTTTTCTCATGCTGTCAAGGCTCTATTCTTCGCTGTTAGAAATTCTATCGTAGCGTCCGAATGGTCTAACTACACTGATAAACAAGTTGCAACTACTACTGATACATTAACTGGTGGAAGCGACCCTATCAAGGAGACCAGTCTTGTATACGAAAACACCAACCGTCTCACTTCCATGGGTTCTGACTACTTCTCTCTTGTCAACCCTTGGTATCACGCTCCTTCTATTCCTACAGAGTCTGGTTATCACGTATACTCTTACTCTCTTGACTTCTTCAGTCTTGACCCTATGGGATCTACCAACTACGGCAAACTTACTAACGTAAGCATTCAACCTGTTGCTACTCAGGAAGTTATTGATGCCGGTGAAAGTTCTAAATTTGAATTCATTGTTACCGCTGTCAACAACAACGTTGTTCGTATCTCCGGAGGTGCTTTGGGTTTCCCCGTTCTCTAAATTAAACAACATAAAATTAAACTATACATTTTTAAATTTCTCCAATTTAAAAATTGTTCTATATAAAAGACAAAGTAAATAATATGTCTCTAACATCTTCTTCATCTGTAACTCCAGCTTTTATTGATTTAGCAAGTTTTGATGATTCTGAAAAATATATGTATAGTTTAGAAGGTATGCCTGATTATAAGGATGCTGCAGTATACTTTATTAGAGAAACAAGAAAATCAACATGGTTTACTCAAATTCCGGTTATTCTTCCGCAAACACAAGGAAATTGCGATTTTGGTTCTAATTGGTCTGTATCTGTATCAAGAAACGGAGACTATCTTTTAAATACTTGGTTAAGAATGTCTTTGCCTGTAGTTGAGTTAACAGGACCTGCTTCAGTAGGAGATTTTAAAACCATACGATGGACACAAAATTTAGCGCACGCTCTAATAAAAGAAGTATCTTTTACATCAAATGACCTTGAAATTGCAAAATTTGATAATTATCATCTTGATTTTTGGACGGCGTTTACTATTCCGGCTGGAAAACAAGAAGGATACATTCAAATGATAGGCAATACCGATCTTATAAATCCTAAGAAAGAAAAAATTCCAGTTGCTATTTTAAATCTTCCTCTTCCTTTCTTTTTTTCAAGAGATAAAGGATTAGCTTTACCAACGGCAGCGCTTCCTTATACAGATATGAAAATTAATTTTACGTTTAGGGATTGGACTGAATTATTAATTATTGATGAATTTGACGAGGAAGGGGGAACAGGAACATATATATCTTCTAGACCTGTAGAACAATCCGATCTTGTAACCACCCCTCATTTAACATCCGTTCAAGTGTGGGGTACATACGCAATTGTTCCTAATGAAGAACGTAAAAAAATGGCGTGTTCTGTTCGTGATATGCTTATAGAACAAGCTCAAATAGCAACTATCCAAAGTTTTGTTCCAGAAATTGAACCAGTGCGTTCTTTCAATTTACGTTTTTCTCATCCAATTAAAGTGTTCTTTTTTGCTTGTAGAAATACAACAATTCGTTCTCAGTGGTCTAATTATACAGCCGCAAGTCCTATCCCAGACCCTATTGCCCTCGGCCAAACACGTGGATTTTTAGATTTGGATGGAGAACTTATGAACGACCCAATTTCTTTAATAAGTCTCGTATATGAAAATGCTAATCGTCTTTCAAAAATGGGAGCCGATTATTTTTCTTTAGTCAATCCATTTTTTAATGCCCCTGTTATTCCTCTCAATACCGGATATCATTGCTATTCCTATTCTCTAGATTTCATCAATCTTGACCCTATGGGTTCTACAAATCACGCAAAACTTAATAACGTTAGTTTAGAAATATGTGCGTCTGAAACAGTACTGGCAACAACCAAACCGTATGATATAAATGTAAATAACAAAAACAATTCGGAACAGAAATTTGAATTTATAGCAACTGCTGTTAACAATAACATATTAAGAGTATCCAGCGGAATTTTGGTATTCCCTTATTTGTAGTTTTGTAATCTGTAATAATATATAATTTATAGATAAAAAGTAATAAATAAACAAGTAGAATAAACTATGAGTGAAAAAACAGAACAAACCCGTAAAATCGTTCTTAAGAAAAACAAGACGATCGATAAAATATGGCATCCCGATTCAACCCTTGTTTTTAAATCGTCTGAAGAAAAACTTGTAATTGGACGTCTTGAAAACGGACAGGTTATTCCTCTGGATGATATAGCAGTTGAATTATGCGAAGAATGGAAATTCAAATACGACGAAACGCTATTAGAACAGAGTGAACAAGAGGGAGATGAAAACGATGAAGAAGAGAATGAAGAAGAGAATGAAGAAACACAATCTGAAGAACCCTCCAATGAAGAACATCCCAACCAAGAAACCCATAACGAAGAACCATCCAATGAAGAACCATCCAATGAAGAACATCCCAACCAAGAAACCCATAATGAAGAACATCCTAACAAAGAACCAACAAGTCAAAATGAAGTAGTCATTGATTCAATGTTTTCGGCATTACAATCAAGAGTATTATCAACTATTTTAGCATTAGAAGAGAAAATACGTATTCAAACTCAAGAAATGACAAGCATTAAAAAAGAATTAGAAGATACACACAACGAATTAAATTCAACAAAAACAGAATTAGAAGATACAAGAAATAAACTTCAAAATATTAAAAAGGTATTGAATTTTTAGGTTTAATGTTTAAATAACCATATTTAAACATTCATTTTAGATAGAATAAAATGTCTAAAGTTTTAGAAAAAAATAAAGATATTATTCATATAGTTTGTGAAGTAGTTGCTTTTAGCATTTTAACGTATATATTTACTTCTAAGTTTAAAAAACTTTCAAACCAAATTGTATTTTTAAATAATCGTATTATCGAACAAGATAAGAAATTTGAAGAATACGATATGATTATAAGAAATCTATCTCAAAATAAAAGAAGCAATAACGTTGAACTGAAACCAACTTTTAAATCTAAAGGGGTTGAAATAATTCAAGAAAATCCAGAACCACGTAAAGAACAAACGATTAACAAAACAGTTCCGCAAACAACCCAGTCTCAACCTATTCAGCGACAAAATAAAAAACCGATTCAACAACAAGTCAAACCTGTTATGCGTATTCCTCAACCAATTCCTCATCCGGTTGTTAAACATAATACAGATAATACCGTTCTATACAACGATTCAAGTGAAACAACAAGTGAATTAGATGCCCAATTAGAAAACGAACTAAAAGAATTAGATACTGAAATTTCAGCAAAATATTCTCTATTACAAACTGAAAACGAACAAATCCAAAAAGAACTTCAAACTTGTAATACAGGAGGCTCTCAGACATGTTCTCAAACATGTTCAAGAATTCAGTCCCCTATATTAATTCCTGAATTCATTCGTTTACATGAAAACGTAACATTTGATTTATCTAAAATAGAAGAAAATACAGATCAATATAATTATTCTATCTCTAGAACAACATCTCCCAATCATTCCCCTGAAGATGTTCAATCACGGTCTGAACATGACCGTGAACATGAAAATGACCGTGAACATGAAGATGAGCAAGAACATATAGAAGAAATTAGCACTTCTGATATGGAAGAATATAAATCTCCAAGTTCCGAAAATGATATTTTAGAAACTATTTCTATGATTTTTCAAAAAAGTAATTAAAAGAAACACCGTTTCTTATAAAACTTATACTCATGAATAAGTCTTACGTTAAGAATATGAAGACTTTTTCATCACATGAAAAAATTAAACCGTTTACAACTTTATCGTCATTTACAAAGACAATTCCTCACAAAGCGTGGGAGTTTATTTATTTTGAGCATATTCTTAATATATATAGAATTTTTGTAAAAAATTTAGAACGTATGGAAGGATATGACCCTAGAGTTGATATAAATCCGTATACGCTCGATTTTCTTCATAAATTTTCTAATTTTTTATACAACGTTTCTTCCAAAAAACCTTCTTATAATTTAGAAGATTTAACCGATTCAACGTTTGATACGTATATAGAATATTCAAATCTGTATTAAGCGTTTAAAGTTTAAAATTTAAAAATAAATTAAAATGAGTGCTCGCAAAAACAGCGAAGATATATCTGAAAAGAATGACGATATAGAAAGCGAATTATTAGAAATTATAGATGATGATAAAACCGAATATAAACCAACTCAAGAAATAGAACTAGACCAAACAAGAGATTATGAAAAGTATATAGATATAGTTCAAGATACATACGAACAAATTACAACTTATTGTAATAACCAAGGATTATTCATTTGTGAAAACCTAAATAGTAGTTCTCTTGAAAACTTTTTTAATACAATGTATTCATCTTATAATTAGGAATGTATAATAAATTTATTATACATTTTATGTTTTTACTTATTTATACTCCTCTTAAACAACGAACAATACTACTTTGAAGTGCTGCAAAATCGTTAATCGTTTTGCTATTATCAAGTTCGTATAATTTGCTGTCCACCTGACTTAACCCAATAGTTTTTTCTTTTACAGGGGTTTTTTGTTCTTCTTTTTTAGGAGTTATTGGATAGTCAATGAATATATCAGAATATTTACCAATAAACGAAGTTAATGTATCCTTAGTCCAACTTTCGGAATCAGACAAATCTTCTTTAGACGCTATTCTTTTTATAACAGATTCGACTTCTTTCATAATATAATTTCCTCCGTTACGAACATTTTTACCAGAAACAAAAATATAATTGTTTAAATAATCTGTAATAATATCTCCAATCTGTTTCTCTAATTCAGTCAAAACATTTTTCAGTTCCTTTACTTTACGTTTAATTTTCTCTTGGGTTTTTTCTTTACTTTTTTCAGAAGGTTTTTTACTTTTAACTGATTTCTCTTTTGGTTCTTCTTTTTGGGTTTTCTTTATTTTTAATAATTCAGTACAACGGTCTTTCTTTGTTTTAATAGAAGGGTCTACATTACAGTTATTAGCCATAGTTTCAATATCTGCTGGAGTGTTTCTAGCCGATACGCATTCTGTTATACTTTTAAAATTTACTGTACAGTCTTTTTTTATTACCTTTGCTTTTGGTTCTTCATCTTTTTTTATTACCTTTGGTTCTTCATCTTTTGATTCTTCTTCTTTTTGGGTTTTCTTTATTTTTAATAATTCAGTACAACGGTCTTTCTTTGTTTTAATAGAAGGGTCTACATTACAGTTATTAGCCATAGTTTCAATATCTGCTGGAGTGTTTCTAGCCGATACGCATTCTGTTATACTTTTAAAATTTACTGTACAGTCTTTTTTTATTACCTTTGCTTTTGGTTCTTCATTCTTCGCGTTTGGTTCTTCTTCTTTTTGGGTTTTCTTTATTTTTAATAATTCAGTACAACGGTCTTTCTTTGTTTTAATAGAAGGGTCTACATTACAGTTATTAGCCATAGTTTCAATATCTGCTGGAGTGTTTCTAGCCGATACACATTCCGTTACACTTTTAAAATTTATTATACAAGCGTTTCCATCCATTTGAAAACGGGGGTTAGAACGCTTTTTAGAACGTCTTTTGGATGATTTTTTATATGACTGGTTGATGGTTGGTTTTCTTGAATTTTTTTTAGAAATAGCCATTTATTTATATAAATAAAATTTATATAAATTTATAATTTGAAGAAAGTGTTATACATAAATAATTTTTGATTTATCATAATCGGTTATATTATCTTTAGGTTTTCCGTATTGATTGCCTACTAAATGTGTTCCCCCTTCTGTGGTATAATCAAAATTAACGTGAACGTGTCCGCACACCCACGTGTGAACTTTATCACTTGATAATAAATGATTAAGATTAGATGCATATAGAGAACTGTAAGATTTCTTCTTATTAGAAAAAGAAGAGGTTACATCATAGGTAGGGGCGTGATGAGTGACTACCAGTAATTTTAGTGATTTTTGTTTACAGTAAGCAATGGCTTTATTAATAAACAATACGTCTTGATTGTGAAGCGTGTTATAAATAGCCGTATCCATATGTTTAATACGAACAATATATTTAGGAAGAGGAATGATACAATGGCTCCATAGAGTACACCCGACTATACATACGTCTCCAATTTGAATACTTGTTCTGTTTAAAACAAAAAAATTATTAAATTCTTCTTGTAAAGCCATAAAACATTCCAATAGGTTTTCCATTGTTTTAGGATAAATTCCAGCAACTTTATAGTATTCATGGTTTCCGGGGATGTATAAAACGGTTTTAAACTGTTTACAAAGCAACGATAAAAACGTTTTTAATTGTTCGAATTTATAAAACGAACCTATATCCCCTGCTAAGATTAAAATCTCAGATTTTGGTTCAATGTAGACAGACGGATCAGGAACTTCGTCATTTTTATATTCGATATGCAAATCAGATGCGATTTGAAAACTTAACATATTATATTTTAGAGTTCTATCTATTTTAGATTTACTATTTATTCTTTTCATTTTGTTTTACGATTTGCGTTTACGATTTTAGTTTTCAGGCAAATCGTTTATATTAATATTTGGTCTCCCCATTCTTCTTTTAGGCGCGGATTGTTGTGTTTGTTCTTGGTTCATCGATTGTTGTGCCTGTTGTCCCATCCCTTGTCCTAATCCACTCAATCCGTTAATCATCCCCATAAGATTAGCTCCGGTCTTAGCCATAATCATTTTACTCACTAAGAAGAACGCCGCATTCATAACAATGAGGAAGAGTAGACGTAATTCAACAGGCCAGTTAGAACCTTCTGGTACATACGATTTTTCACCGAGTTCGATTAAAAGTTTTTCGTATGAGTTCATAGAAAGAATTTGTTGTTGAGTAAATCCTTGCATATCAAATCCTAAAAACTTTCCAAAAACAAACTCTACTAACATAAATCCGTAAACTAAGTATTTCTTGTAATTATCTACTGAAGAATCTAAAGATAATCTTCTTACACAATCGTCATACGATGATTGCATATGTCCTAAATCAGAATGAAGAGTAAATTCGGGAATAATAGCAGTCGGATAAGCCTTTCTTAAAAGGTCAAATTTAAAAATAAGTTCTCGTTTCTTATCCTCCGCCTCTTGTTCTGTGTATTCAATTTTATTTATATCCCTAATTCTATCCCCTTTATTTACATACGCTCCGTTGGCTTCCAATTGGGCTAAACTAGGAGCGTTTCGTTCAGCGTCATGTTCAACCCCATCGCGATGAGAAGGTTGATATCTATCGCTTCTATGAACAGAACGATGTTTAAAAGCATCTTCTCTACTAACGCTATATTTATCGTGTTTATTTCTACTTCTTGAACTATCCGAATCAACAAGCAACTCTTTTAATTTATCTGATACATCTTGTTCTGAACGGTTGTTTCTTTCCTCTATATCATCTTTGTATTTATCTTCTTCGTCGTATTTATACTTATCATCATAACTATCATCGTCCTTATACTTATCGTCCTTATACTTATCGTCCTTTAATTTATATTTATCATTATAACTATCATCATCGTATTTATCGTTTTTGTATTTATCGGTTTTATACTTATCATCGTATTTATCGGTTTTATACTTATCATCGTAACTATCGTTTTTGTATTTATCGGTTTTATACTTATCATCATAACTATCATCACTTTTGTATTTATCATTTTTGTATTTATCATCATAACTATCGTTTTTGTATTTATCGGTTTTATACTTATCATCATAGCTATCATCACTTTTATAACTGTCTTCATTCCCCTTATTGTATCCGTTATTCATTGTTTCTAAAGAAGGTCCTGTTTTTGTTTCTGGAAAAACTACAACAGGCATAACAGGCATTGACAAAGTTTTTGGTGCTTCGTATTCCTTGTTAATATAGTCTTGCTTAATTTTAGCTTTATTTTCAAATAACTCAAGATACATTCTAGGCATTCTGGGAAAAGTTTGAGGTTTATCTTCTGGTGATTCATCTTTTGACAAAAAAACTTTATATACTGACAGTTGTTTTTTCTTAAGCATTTATTGAATAGAATATATTAACTTTAAATATGTTAAAATATGTTAAAATATTTTTAAATAAATTATAAACATATAAATAAAACATAAATAAAACAATGAAAAAAACAACTCTTGGTCTAATAACTTTTTGTTTAGGTATTTTTTTAATTTATACTGGAACATTCATTCTTAAAAGTTTTGAAAATATGACAATTTCTGTTGTTGATATCGATAAGAAAAAATACTACAACAATCTTGTGTCTGGAATACTTCTATTTTTAGTTTTATTGGTATTCTTTCTTTATTACTTATTAATGATGTGTAAAGGAAAGAAAAAGAGTTTTGGTTTCAAATTTTATTAAATTGAATTTTTTTATAACAAAGAATTTTTATTATAAAAGAACAATGAATAACGATTTTCCTCATATAACGTATGTAAGATGGGATGTAGGTAGTCATGTAAGTTTTAAGGATACAGTTTCAAAAACTGTATGGAGCGCTATAACATGCGGTATGCTTGCGTTACAATTTTTTTTAGGTTCTCCGATGGGTTTTAAACGTAACAGAGTATCGGAAGAAGATATTATAAAAGTGAGAGAATTATGCGAGCGTTTTCCAATTCATATTTTTTCTCACTATCCGTATGTAAGTAATTTAGCAGGTTCTACAGAAAGTCTAGCGTGGAATGGAGACGCAACACAAGACTCAAAAACAAGTTCTATTCTAAAAGAATTAGAATACGAAGTAAACATCATAGGGCGTCTTGGTGGGGTTGAAAATAAAAGAAGCGGGGTTGTTATTCATCCAGGCAATTATAAAGATAGAAAAAAAGGTTTACTAACAATTGCACAGAGTATCAATAAAATATCTTTTGAAGGAAATGCTAAACTTTTGTTGGAAAATTCAGCAGGAAGTGGTTGTTCTCTGGCAACCACTTTAGAAGAAATTAAAGAAATCTACGATAACGTAGTAGATACCAAAAAGAAACACATAGGAGTTTGTATAGACACAGCACATATTTATGGATATGGTTTATACGATTTATCAAAAGAAGAAGAGATTTATCGCTTATTTGAGGATTTTGATAAAATTATAGGGTTAGATAAATGGACTCTTCTTCATCTAAATGATAGTTTAGCCCCGTTTGGTTCAAGAAAGGATAGACACGCTGAACTAGGACAAGGACATATATGGGGAAATAATTTCAACTCTTTGTTTACTCTTTTATCACTCTGTAAAAAATACGGTATACCTGCTGTTTTAGAAACGCAACCTTCTGATATGTTTGTATTAGCACAACTTGGGGATGAAAATAAAATTTAAATTTTAATTTAAATTCAACCATATACACAATTTCAATTAATATTTTAATCTATATTTTATTAATCTTATGATTAATAAAATGCCAATAAGAAAACAAAGTTCTAGAAGAAGTAGAAAATTGAAACTAGTAAAAATCACTAAGTCTCCAAAAAAAGACAAGAAACTTATGGCTGTGTTTAACGATGGAACTGTTACTCATTTTGGGGCTTCAGGTATGCAGAATTACGGAGGGGTAGGAAAAGAAAGACATTTAGATAAAGAAAGAAAAAAGAGATATTTATCTAGACATAGGTCAAGAGAAAATTGGAATAAACCTAAAACAGCTGGTGCTTTGTCCAGATGGGTATTATGGAATAAAGAAACTTTGAAATCAAGTATTTCAGATTACAAGAAAAGATTTGATTTATGAATTGGTTAAGGATTTTTCTACAAAAAATTTACCATCTACGCATTTATACTTACGAACTAATGAAGCGTAATTATAAATTGGTTGTTTTAACCCCCATTCTTCCTTGAATTTAGTACATTTACTATATATGATTTTAGTTGTATCGTGTTCTTCTGTCTTATAGAAGGTACAGTTTTGACAATTTACTTTCATTAAGTCTTTATGATGACATCTTTTAGCAATGGTTCTCAACATTCTAACGTTTATCTTTCAATTTATTACTTTTAATTTATTATTATAAATAATGTAAAAATGAATTAAAAAATAAATTTTTCAAACGGAAACAACTAACGTAAAATGAATAACAGAATTGTTTTAAGAGATTTGTTTACCAAGTTTAATTTTAATTATAACGACATCCCGTTTAAGCACAAGCGTGATTCAATTGTGCCTGTTTATAAAGACCCTACAACCTACAACCGTTTATTTACTAAACATATCATTATTGGTTATAATTCCAATAAGTCTTTGATATGCGATTGGAAATTAAACTATACTGAGTTCGAAACAGAACAAGAAAGTATTTTTAAAGACCCTATAAATTCTTGTGGATGGGGACACGTTGAAGATATTCTTGATGTTAATGTTGAATTAAATTCTTTTATAGATATGACTGGAAAACCAATTGAATTAGGAGTTATTGCTTTAGAATTGTGGAATAAATTAATATCAGTAAATACAGAGTGCGCGCCAAAAAACGTATGTGATGATTGTAAAGACGTAATATTTTTTAATTTTTGGAATAATTAAGCATTATACATTTCATCATTTAATTTCTATTGTATCAAATAGAAATTAAACCATTAATTTCAGCATTTAAAGTATGAAACACAAAATACAAACGTATTTTATACATGATTACCCAAGATGAAATCATACATATAGCCAGTTTTGATATTGGAAAAAAGAATTTTGCGTTTTATATAGAAGAGATGAATAAAACGCAACTTTTAGCATTAAAAAAAGTAAATATTCCGCTCAAAGAGCGATACAATGAAAATGGAACCCCTACAGAACGTATGCAAAAACTTTTAGACACAGTTTGTTTGAACGGTAAAACGATACTACACACTAATACGGATTTAACTACCAATTGTAATAAAGATTTATATCTAGATTCAGAAACATTTTATAATTTAACAGATTTACTTGATAAATACAGTTCTTATTTTGATAAGTGTTCTGTATTCCAGATTGAACTTCAAATGAGCTTCGGGAAAAAACGCAATCCTATGGCGGTAAAATTAGCGCAACATACATACAGTTATTTCGTCATCCGGTATGGAAGATTTGGAAAAACGATTGTAGAGTTTCCAGCGTATTACAAAACACAAATATTAGGGTGTGAAAAAATAGCAGGAAAAACTTATAAGAACGGTAAGACTAAATGGGTTGCTATCGATCAACGCTCTAGAAAGAAATGGAGTGTTGAGAAAGCCACTTCTATTTTAGAAAGCAGAGGGGAACAATCAACTATTGATAACATAAAATCAAAAACTAAAAAAGATGATTTAGCCGATACATTAACACAATTACAAGCGTTCAAATATTTATATTTTGTAGAAGGAATGGAATTTAACGGAATTAAAAACGAAGAAGATTTAGGAGACGAGTTAGGAGATGATTGTGAGAACTGATTTTCATTTAGTTAATGGATTTATTTCTTCTTTACAGTTTTTGGATGTCTTTTTAGAAAATGCTTTTTTATTTTCTGAATTTTGAATACTGTATAATTGTTGTCATCTTTGGTCTTTTAAATAAATTAGTATCTATTCCACATTTTCTAGAATATCGTTCAACTTCTTCTTTATTTTTAGACTTACATTTATACATCTTGTTTAACCAAGATAAAATCACAATCTTGATGTTTTCTTGATTTTTTAGAACTTTTTTTAGACATTTATTATATCAAAATAATTATTTTGATATAATTTATAAATTTTTTATGGTGTGATCGATATAATCAACATTACACTCTTTACATTGTCCACGTACAGAATTATGACGGTCTCCAAATAAAGTAATATAGTACGGTCTAGTATTTTTATTTTTTGCTTGTAATCTATAAAACGAAACAGGTCCCGATAATTGTCTTATTTCTTTTGAATTTTCTAAATATTCCCCTTCCTCAAAATAAATACACCTACAATTTTTATCAGGAGATATCTCTTTTTCTAGGCAACCAGAAACGGGATTACCACCAGAGATATTATCAGCAGAGATATTATCACCAGTTTCTTGTTTATTTATAATAATATCATACCAATCAAGAATTTGTGTGAAAAAATAAACCATATTTTTTATATGATATGAACCAAAATAACAATAAACATAATATGGTTTTACGTGGTTTACACTTAAATCTGTTTTTTTAAACATTCTAAGAATAGTATAAATATCCATTAAAAAAGAACTTGGAATAACAAGTTCTCTAAAAAAATAAAGAATATCTTCAAAGAACAAATAATCATCAATAAACTTTATAGTTCTCATTTTATTTTGATCTATTTTTCTAATGTTAGTTATACAAGCTGAGTCTTTTATTTCTTGCGGGGTTGACCCTTTTGTATAGTTGTTTATCGGAAAATAATCATTTTTAGAATATGCTACAAATTTGTCTACATATTTACTTTTTCTATTTACAAAAAAAGTATTCGTATATTTTTGTATTGCATCAATCATAAATTTTTTGTTTTCCTGTTTGTTTAATTCTTTTTTAAGTACATAATTAGTTTCAATAAATTGGTTGATTTTAAAAAACTTATAGTTTTTTGTAAACAACTCAAGAAATGGTAGATGTTCTTTGATAACTTTTTTAAAATCATCAATATAAAAAGTCTGATGTTGTACAAATCCTTCAACAAGGTTTTCTACTGCCCTATGAAGTTCTCCAAAAAATATTTTTCTTATATCCCCAGATTGCCATCTAATATTTGGATATAAACAATTGTATTTATCTCTATCAGTTCTTTTCCAAAAACATCCTTTAAGATATAAACTTTGCATAGGTTCTAGAACATTGAGCTTTATACTAGTATTTTCAATTATTTTATAATCTATATCAAAAAGCCAATCTTCTATATAAAAATCAACTGGTTTGTCTTCAGTAGAAAGACTTTCTAATAGTTTAAGATATCTATGAGAATATACTTGATAACAATTATTTTTTCCTCTTTTTCTATATTTCATTTCTAAATCAATAATTGTATCTACAATTTCTTGATTACGGTGATTTATAGCCAGTTTAAGAAGAGTTGTTTCATCATTGTACGGATAAAAAAAGATATCTGTTTCTGGTTTTTGAACTATAAATTTTTTAAAACTTTCAGAGTCATTATACTCAATACATTGTTTTAAATATTTGTAATCAGCATATGTTTCTTTAGTGTTGTATATAGGTTTTCCTGTTTTTTCATTGTTATTATTGTTATTACCAAGTGTTATTTTTCTTTCTTTATAAAATATATCTTCTTCTTCTAAATACGGTGTAAATTCTACCGTTTTAAACTCGTTGTTTTTATTTATTTTTTTAGGCGACGATGCCTTTTTAGGCGACGATGCCTTTTTAGGCGACGATGCCTTTTTAGGCGACGATTTATTTTTTTTAATAACTTTCTTACATCTTCCTGTTTTTTCATCTCTTATTTGGTTTTCATTACACTTTTTTCTACATCTCCCAGTTAATGGATTTATTTCTTCTGTATCTTTACATTTTCGGATTGCTTTTTTAGAAGATGCTTTTTTAGAAGATGCCTTTTTAGACGATGCCTTTTTAGACGATGCCTTTTTAGGTATTGGTTTAAAATTGTCTTCACTTTTATTGCTTGATTTTTTATGTTGAATACTGTATAATTGTTGACATATGTCTTTTTTTGTTTTAAATAAATTAGTATCTACTCCACATTCTCTTGAATATTTTTTTACTTCTTCTTTCTTTTTAGAATTACATTTATACATCTTGTTTAACCAAGATAAATCACAATCTTGAGGTTTCCTTGATTTTTTAGAACTTTTTTTTGACATTTATTATATCAAATATAAAATTTTACAAATTTTTTAAACAATATAAATTTAAAACATTTAGTCTAGCTGAATTATTTGGTCCTAGACAAGATAGTTCAATAAAAAATATAATATTTTAATAATTCATCTTTGATACTTTAACTTCTCCGGAATACAATCTTAACGCTTCATCGTATGTTAATTTACCTTTTCCGTTTCGTTCATTAACCATATTATGAAAATCAACAAAAAAATTAAAAAGGTTCTTGCGACTTCTACAAATTTCATCTAATTCGTTATATCTATTGTCAATATACTCTCTTGCGTGTCCTCTACACGCTTCACAAGGAAGAATAACAGGAAGTCCTAAAATAAAATTTTTCATATGGTCTTTAAATATTTCCGTAGCGTTCTCTGGATATTTACTTGCTCCGTTATGTAAAGAAAACCAAAAAGAAGGTCCCCAAACATTTGGATCAGCAGTCGAAGAATATGTATTAGTAGTCCATTTAAGGTTTAAATTAACGTTTGATTTAGAATCGGTATCTGAATTACAAGAAGACCCTTTACACGTTTGTTGTTCGAGATTTTTTTCAGTTGGTTTAGGAACGGTATCAGGCATAGTCGTAATAGGAACGGGGACTACAACCGGCTCAACTTTTTTTACAGGGGTTTTATATTCACTATATAATGTTTCAGGTCTAGCGTTTTCTTGACATTGTCCAGAAGAAGTTTTGTAACGATATTTATTTTGATTACTCATTTGTTTATTTTATTCTTTTATTATTTTTATTATTCTTTATTTTACGTATACGTATTGATACGTAAAATCTTTTATTTTTTGTTTTTTGTTTTTTTTTTGACTTACCTGTTTTTTTAATCTATTATTCTATTTACATCTGACGAGTTCGTCTTGTTTGTTCCAGTTTAAATCGTTTAATCATATGATTAAGGTTGACAACCGGTTGGTTATTTAAAACACTGATTACACGAGTTAGTGAGATATTTTGAGTTCTATCGGACAAATAGATAGAATGACACTCTCTGATAACATTGAATTCTTCCTTTGGAACAGTTACATACAACTTCTTAATGAAACGTTGAATATACGCATTGTAAATAAAAGTTGCGATGTCGTGAATGATGGTTTCATACTGCTTTACGCTATCTGCTACTTGTGGGTATAGATTGAGTAAAGCAATTGCCTTTTCCTTGTTATTACGCAATTGTAGGTATCTAAACTTTACAGACGGTTCATTCCCTCTCAACTCAAAGAGAGACATATATTCTCTGTTTACAATCTTTACCTGTTCGTTATCGTTTGTAAATCCGATTACTCCTTGTAAAGAATAGATATCAATTTTTCTAACAAAGTCAAACAATTCTTCTGAACTTTCAAATGCTAATTTTAATGGAAGAGGAAGTCCTACACTATCTTCTTCGGCTGGTAGGAACTTACCGTTTAAGAACGTACCAACGTGAAAAGCAGTTTGGTGGTCACTTGCGTTACATACAATTCTATTTTCTGATGAATTGGAAACTAAAAACATATATTGTTTGCTGGTATCCAACGTTCTTTTAAACAGTTCGTATACATTAAACGCGGATGAAGAGTCATTTTCAACAGGTTCAATTCCAGCGCTAAGACGGTTCTTAAAATCGCTGTCATTATCAAAAAGGTGATTTAACGCGTCTAAAAACAGTCTTCCAAACGACTTGGAACTCGACCATTTGCTTTCAAACGCGTTCAACTTTTTATGAGTAGAGAGATACCATTTTTCGCCAAAATAGAACATTCTCAATAAAGTTCCTTCACGAGCCTCGTAAAAAGACCACTTATTCCAATCTTCCAACTGTGTTTTAATCACTTCTGTCTCATCTTCGTTGTATTCCATCGTGTAGGGAAACGCCTTCATAACAATAGTTTCCTTGTTAAATACAATTCCTCTACATTGTTTAACCAAATCAGGGGAATCACGTGAACAAGAAGAATAACAAAACAAATCCAAATTTTCATCGGAATCAATTAGTTGAACTGATTGACTCAAATCGTTCAATGTCTCGCGTGTTAAGGTACCAGATGTCGGTGCTGTCTCTTCTAAGGCGGTCTCGGTATTTTCAATTTCGGCAGTTAATTCGCTTGGTCTAGCAGTGTCTTCAGTTCCTAATTTTTCAACTTGGGCGGTGACTTCCATAGTTGCTTCCATATTGTTTTCGGTAATTAAACTCATACTTTTGCTTTAATTTCAGAACATCATTTTTTAAATTCAATTTTAGTTTATATCAAATAATATAATCATAATTACTAAATTTTTTAGGTTCAATTGTATTTTCAGTTAATACGATAGGTTCTTTTATTTTACTATAATGGGTTCCCCCTATAATTTCTCTATGGTCTGTTTTGGTAGAATTATACACCAAACCGGAATAAATATGGTCGGAAAATAATTTATGATTATATTTATTGACAACAGGGATTATACTTTTTGAATAAACGTATGGACCAGTTACTTTTAAAACACCGGCTTTTCCAAATCCATCACGATTATAATTATAATTATTGATATTATCAATTACATTTTCTATCGTTCTTTTTAAGAATGGATGATTCGGTTTACATATGATATGCCATTGTTGATATTCTCCATACAAATTATTAAGTTCTTCTTTAAAAGGAGAACTCGTCCAATGAGCAAGAATGTATTCGTCGTTTTTACTGATAATATGTTTCAAAGGTTTGTTCATCGAACTTTTAATATCAAGATAAACACCCCCTTCTTTATACATAAGAAGGTATCTAAAAAAGTCAGCACGCGCTGCGCCGTATTTAGGATTGATTTTCAAATACAAAGATAAGTATTCTGGAAAGTTTGTATTTATATAGTTTAATATATCTGTATCATCGTATAATGTGTAGTTCCAATCGGGATTTAGATTTTTAATTTTATTGATAGTTTGCTGGATTTCTGGGTGTATTTTACTTTTATCTGGGATGAGTTGAAAGATTTTTTTAGGAATAATGTATTCATCTTCAGGTACATTTTTAGGATTAATATAAAAAGCGTATGTAAAATAGAGTATAAGCACCGATATTAAAAAGAATAATAATATATACATTTTATTTAAACCAAACAAAAAAATTGAACTTAATTTTTTCTGGATTTAAAAAATTAAATTATGTCAAGAGAATTGGATTTAGTGAAGGTGTCGGAGGAAATTAAAGAAGTTATTCAGGAAGAACTTGAGATTAAAGTTGAAGAAGAGGGATTTGGAGGAAAGAAAAAGATAAGTTTTATTTATCCGTATGCTATTGAAAATGAAACTGCCTACATTCCATTGGCATACGCTGAAGAGTTTAATAAAGTCAATAGCGAAGACCACGGTGAGATATTTCCAACCCCTGAATTAAATCAGTTTTCAACTTTAAAATGCGAGTTCACAGGGGAACTTAGAGAACATCAAAAGGTGATAAAGAACGAAGCAATCTCGCATTTGAATACAATCGGTTCCACTATTATTGCCGCATACCCAGGGTTCGGAAAATGTCTTGGATTAAATACCCCTATTCTTATGTATTCAGGGGATAAAAAAATGGTTCAAGACGTTCAAACGGGGGATTTATTAATGGGGGATGATTCAAGTCCAAGAACTGTATTATCCACTTGTACGGGTCAAGAAGATATGTATACGATTTATTTTCCAAACGGAGACAATTTTACTGCCAACGCTTCACATATTCTCTCTTTAAAAATGACTTCTCATAAAAGCATTGTTGTTAGTATACGCCCCGAAAATATTATTGGATACCTTGTTAAACGCTTTGACCCGAATACTAAATTGCTTCATAAAAAGTATTTTGAAAACTACGATGAAGCAGTTAATTATAGAGATTCCATTACATACGATGGGGTGTTAAACATTTCGATTAAAGATTATTTTAAATTGTCTAAACAGTTAAGAAATAAACTTCGGTCCTATAAAGTGTGTGTAGATTTTCCAAAAGAAGTTTATATTAACGATAAATACGACCAAGAACATTTCAATCCATATCTTATGGGATTATGGGTAGGTTCAGGGAGTTGTACTAACGGACAATTTGAAT